TTTACATAGGGCTGTACTAGAACCCTATGTCAGTAAGATAATGAAAGACATGGTGTCTAAATTAGAAATTAATTTAAAGGAGAAGTAAATGGATAAGAAAATAAAGAGAGCAAGAACAAGGAAAGGTACTTACAAGGCTGACAATCCTAAGACCTCGACTGTTAATGAAGCATATGTACAGAAGAAAAGTATTCTTGAAAGCTATAAAGATTTCATGGATAAAAATGCCACACTATTCTAGGAGAAATAAATGTTTATGATAATTTCTATAGTATCAAATTTTATATTTTATATGGACAACAAACCATTTATTGATGAAGTTACTAAACAAACATCAGGTAATCCTGATCTTGAATGGACATATGTAGAGAAACAAAAACCTAATCCTAATGCTAAAGCAATAACTCTACCTGATTTTGACGGCAATCGTTTCATTTTATTTAGATTGAAAGAAGGAGATCGTTCTTATCATTTAAAAGAAGGAGAAGGAAGTGAAGATTAATAGCAAAAACTATTTTGATACAGCATTTAATGCTATGGATACAGAATTTGATTTACTTTTAGATGAGTGTCCAGAGACTGATATACTACCTACTTGTGCTGGTGCTGTATCACAAGTGGTGACTAGAGTTATAGAAGAAGCCCCATCTGAGATGGAGGGGTTTGCTTTAATTAATCATATACTTAATGAAGTACTTCAAGGATTTATAAAAGGAGATAAGAGTGAGTATCATTGAAGGTAAAGTATGGGGGAGTACATCCCCGATCTTACAATCACCAGCAGTAGAGATACATAGGATTAGTGTTAATAAGGATGGCTATTGTTCTCAACATAAACATCAATCAAAGATCAATATGTTTTATGTTATCTCTGGCTGGTTAGAGATACAGAGGTGGAAAGACTATGGGTTATGTGACAGCACACATCTTCATGCTGGAGAGACATCTATTGTACCAGCCGGTGAGATGCATAAGTTCATAGCTCATAGAAATACAGAAGCCCTTGAGATTTATTGGGCTGAGTTAAACCATAATGACATTATAAGAGAGAATGTTGGAGGAATAGGAGGGTAACATGGACTTATTATTATTACTATTAATATTAATAGGAGTATAAGTAATGAAGAAATTATTACTTGGTTTTATTATGTTTATTACTTTAATATCTACAGCTACGGCTCAAGATGAAGATTATGAATGTCTAGTTGAAGCTATCTATCATGAAGCTAGAAGTGAAGAAATGATTGGAATGTTAGCTGTAGCTAATGTAATACTAACAAGACAAGAGAGTAGTGATTATCCTAATACTATTTGTAAGGTAGTACATCAAGCTAAAAGATTTATGGGTAGAATCGTGAGGAATAAATGTCAATTTAGTTACTATTGTGATGGTAAGAGAGAGGAATTTCATGATCTTGCTTCAGCATTAGTTGCATCTGAAGTTGCAGATATGGCATTGATGGGGGTACAATTAAAACAGACTGTAGGTTGTACACATTATCATGCTAGTTATGTAACTCCTAGATGGGCATCTAATCCTAACTTTAAATCTATGGGACAGGTAGGTAATCATATATTCTATATTGACATGACCCCTTAATAGGAGTATAATATGCAAACTACGAATGAGATTCTTCATAAAAATATAGAGACTTTAAAAAATCAACTCAAAGAAAAAGATGAAACAATTTTAAAACTTAGAAAAGAATTAGAAACTTTAGGTTTTAAAAAGGTAGAGCAAAGTTGGGTAGAAAATGACTAAAAATCTATGGGAAAAAGAAAGAAATAATATTTTTAAATATTATAAAAAACAATATTTAAATGAAGGATATGATGATAAGGAAGCTTCTAAGTTAGCCAAGGAGGAAGTAACAGAATTTATGGCTGACAAAGAAAACTTTATTGAGGAAATATGGAAGGAGTCATTTCGAGATGTCTAAATGGAAGGTAATTTTAAATAAGGAAATAGGTAAGATTGATCTTGAAATTTTTAAAACTAAAAAGGAAGCAGAAGAATCTATTAAATATCGTAACACTTTAATGGAACATATAAATTCTAATTCAAATCTACAATATGAAATCAAAGAAATAAAATAGGAGATTAACATGTCAGGATGGCTAAGTAGGGGTGCTTGTCCTAAGTGTGACTCAAGTGATGGTAATGTCCAACACTCTGATGGGCATTCGTATTGCTTTAGTTGTGAAACTCTTTTCCCTAAAGAAGAACAAGAGGAAGTAAATATTATGAATGAGAAAGCTTGTAAAACAGAAGGAAGTTTTTCATCAATAGATGATAGAAAAATTAGTATAGATACAGCTAAAAAATATAATACAATGGTTAAAAAATCAGAAGCAGGTACTATAATTACTCATCATATATATAAGTATTATGATAGTGATGGTAATCATATTGCTAATAAGATTAGAGAATCCCAGAATAAAAAGTTCTGGTCTGAAGGTAATCTTACTAATGCTGGTTTGTTTGGACAGAATATATTTAATCCTAGAGGAAAGTACGTTACAATTTGTGAAGGTGAGATAGATGCTATGTCTGCCTATGAGTTGATGGGTAGTAAATGGCCTGTTGTTTCTATAAAGAATGGTGCTCCATCTGCATATGAAAATTGTAAACAAGCCTTTAATTATTTAGATAAGTTTGAAAATATTGTATTATGTTTTGATAATGATAAACAAGGACAACAATCAGCACAGAAAGTAGCACAATTATTTGAACCTAATAAATGTAAGATTGTTAATCTAGAGTATAAAGATGCTAATGAATATCTTAAGATGGGTGAGCATAAGAAGTTCACTGAAGCTTGGTGGAATGCAAAGCCCTATACACCAGCAGGTATCGTAAACTTAGCTGACCTCGGTGATAGTTTGTTTGAAGAAGATTATTGTGAGACTTGTCTTTATCCTTGGAATAATCTTAATGAGAAAACTTATGGTATAAGAACTGGTGAATTAGTTTGCTTTACAAGTGGTGCTGGTATGGGTAAGAGCAGTATCATTCGAGAACTTATGCATCATATCATGTCGAATACTTTAGATAACATTGGTGTCTTGGCTATGGAAGAGAACACCAAGAATACAGCATTTAATATTATGAGTGTTGAAGCCAATGCTAGATTATATATTCGTGAGATCAGAGAACAGTTTAATAAAGAAGAGTTACAGGAGTGGGCTAAGAAGACTATCGGTTCTGGTAGGTTCTTTGCTTTCGATCACTTTGGTTCTATATCTAATGATGAGATACTTGATCGTGTTAGGTATATGGCTAAAGCTTTAGACTGTAAGTGGATATTCTTAGATCACCTATCCATATTGGTATCAGGCAATGAGGAGTTTGGTGATGAGAGAAAATCTATTGATGTTCTTATGACTAAGTTACGATCACTGGTTGAAGAAACAAGTATAGGATTGTTACTTGTATCTCACTTAAGAAGACCATCAGGTGATCGTGGTCATGAGGATGGTAGAGAAGTATCTCTATCTCACCTAAGAGGTTCAGCTTCTATAGCTCATCTATCTGATAGTGTGATTGCATTGGAACGTAATCAGCAAGCTCAAGATGATGTGGAAGCTAACACAACTACTCTTCGTATTCTTAAAAATAGATACAGTGGAGAAACAGGTGTGAGTTGTTATCTACATTACAACAAAGAGACAGGACGAATGACTGAAATTGATAACCCATTTATGGAGAATGCTAATGAAGAATAATAGAGCCAAGTTTGATAAGGCAGAGTATGATAAGTCTAATCCTATAGCTATAGCTGCTATGGAGGGATGGCTTTCAGAAAAGATACCTGATCTTATTCTTGAAACAAGTGAGGATTATGGTTTTGATATTAGAGGTACAGTTAATGGTAATGGATCTAAATCTTTTTATGAGGTAGAGATAAAGTATGGTTGGACAGGTGAGTGGCCTGAGAACTGGACTGAGTTACGAATACCCTACAGAAAGAAAAGGTTAATAGATATATGGAAAAAAGATTATAAAGATGATCTATTTACTTTCGTTGTATTCAGAAAAGATCTAAAGAAAGCTTGGCATATACCAGCAGATGTGGTAGAAACTAGTCAAGTTAAAGAAGCACCTAATAAAAATGTAGCAAAGGGTGAGTTATTTTTTCACATTAATGTACGAGACATTTATCAAGTGGATATGACATATGAAAAGAGCAATAGTTGATATTGAAACAGACGGACTAGATGCAACCAAGATACATTGTATTGTAGCTAGTTCTTTTGATGGTAAACAAAAAGAAGTATGGGTTGAGGATGAGTGTTATCAGTTTGGTCAGTGGTCTAAACAAATAGATCAGTTCATTATGCACAATGGTATTAGCTTTGATGCTCCCATACTTAACAGGTTAACAGGTTCTAATATAAAGTTATCTCAAGTAAGAGATACTCTAATTGAATCACAATTATATAATCCCATAAGAGATGGTGGTCATTCTTTACAATCATGGGGTGAAAGACTTGGTTATAATAAAGGAGATTATAATGATTTTACTACGTTTAGCAAAGAAATGTTGGAGTATTGTCAAAGGGATACTGAACTCACTAGGAAGGTGGCTAGTGTCCTCTCAGGAGAAGGTAGCTCGTTCTCAGATAGATCGTATGAACTGGAAAGGAAAGTTCGAGCCATAGTAGATCAGCAAGAAAGAAATGGTTTTGCTTTTAATATAAAACAAGCTACAATATTTTTAGCACAACTTGAAGATGAACAATATAAACTTGAAGAACAAGCACAAGAAATGTTTGAGCCTACAAAAGTAGAATTAAAAACCAAGACTAAATATATACCTTTTAATATTGCTTCTCGTAAACAGATAGCAGATCGTTTAATAGAAAAAGGATGGAAACCTAAAAAGTTTACAGATAAGGGTAACATTATTGTATCTGAAGAGATACTATCTAAACTTAACATGCCAGAAGCACAGATGTTTAGTCGATACTTTCTCTTACAAAAACGTACTGGTTTACTTAAGTCTTGGATACAAGAGTGTGAAGAAGATGATCGTGTAAGGGGCAGAGTAATGACACTACGTACTGTCACTGGCAGAATGGCTCACAACAGCCCTAACATGGCACAAGTACCAGCCACCTATAGTCCTTATGGTAAGGAGTGCAGAGAGTTATGGACAGTATCTAATCCTGATACTCATGTGCTTATAGGTACAGATGCCAGTGGTTTAGAGTTACGTTGTCTTGCTCACTACATGAATGACTCTAACTTTACTAAAGAAGTTCTTACAGGTGATGTACATACAGCCAATATGAAAGCTGCTGGATTAACTAATCGAGATCAAGCTAAGACTTTTATTTATGCATTTCTTTATGGTGCTGGTCCAGCTAAGATAGGTAAAGTAGTAGGAGGAAGTGCTAAACATGGTAAGATTTTGATTACTCGTTTTCTAAAGAATATGCCAGCCTTAGATCGACTTAGAAAGATGGTTACTAAAGCTTCAGAGAGTGGTACAGTAAAGGCTTTAGATGGTAGGTTACTTCATATCAGATCTCCACATGCTAGTCTTAATACTTTATTACAGGGAGCAGGAGCTATTGTATGTAAGCAATGGCTTGTTTATATGGATGAACGTATAAGATCTGAAGGAATAGATGCAAAGCTTGTGGCATCTGTTCATGATGAATATCAATTTGAAGTTAGTAAAGAAGATACAGAAGTGTTCGGACAAATAACTAAAGATGCTATGAAAGAAACTGAAGAAACTTTAGATATGAGATGTCCTCTTGATTGTGAATATAAGGTAGGAAATACATGGGCAGAAACACATTAATAATATTTTATTCTTTAATATTTTTTATATTATTAGCTACGTTTGCTATGGCTTCTGATAAAATAGCTAGAGTTTTAAATGTGAAGGGAGTAGCTACCCTAACAAGAGAAGGAAAGTCTATAGGTTTAGTTAAAGATAACTGGCTCTATAAGAATGATAGGATAGTAACCAAAAGGAAATCTTCTTTAGAGATTAAACTTGTA